CTCCATAGGTAGTATTCTTTCCAGCATCAGTAAATTTCAATAACAAGTCTGAAGCTCGTTCTGGTGTAATGAAATTTCTCTCAGTTACTTTACGAAGAACTCCACCTTCACCAATGATAGAAGTAGTGCCATATCCATTAACTTGATATGTGCCATCACCATCTACCCACAGATTATATACTGGATTTCCTTGAGCAGGAATTACTTCAGCAGGTTCAATTTGTTTGAATTTGCCTAGCCAAGGATATGATTCATACAATTCTTCTGCAATTGGACTGCACAGTTCACCATCAATATACAACGGATGATTAATAGTTGCAAAAGGTTTCTCAGTTTCTTTTACTGAATACAACATTTCAAATTTTGAATCAGTAGTTTTTTCTACAAATGTAACCTTATTGATTGCAGTCCTACTGTAGTTATACACTTTGTCGCCAACTTGAACTTCAGAAATTTTCTTTGTTTCTCCAGTAGCCATGAGTATCAAGCTATCTTCAGTGAAACATCTTCCTCGTCTACGTGGAGGTGGTGGAGGAACATATGTTGCTGTTTGCACAGTATAAGCATAGACATATGATGATGTTACACTGATTTTTGTTCCTACATAATAGTTTGCAACATTAGAAGCATTACCATCTAGTTTAAGTTTTGTTACTCCGGTGAACCATGCACCACCTTCAGGCATAACAACTACTTGAGCAACACTATCATAGTTTGTATTTGGTGGACTTGTTGATTCAAATACTATTTCATCTGAAGGATTTTTAACTACAACGGCAATACCTGAAGGTCCTGGAGATCCAGTTACAGTCCAAGCAAGTGTCAATGTTCCATTTGAAGATATGGTATAATTTGTTTCATTTACTGTTGTTGGATTTGCTGCTCCAGAAAGAACTGTGCTTCCATTTGCAGTTAAGGTATAAGCTCCTGATGATGAAACTTGAATCTTATATACACCAGTAACTTCAGGAGTTACAGCAAATGTTGCTGAATATGATGCTGAAGCTTTTAAGTCTCCCCAAATACCATATTGATTTAAGAAAGTTCCCCATGAGTGAGAATTTTGTACTTTATATAATTGCAGACCACCAACAAGAGAGTTATTATAACTTCCTCCAACACCACTGATTGTGCCTGACATTGACATTTGAGATGTCGCCGCAGCAATGTTTAGTGTTCCGTTTGCGGTTGATGAAGTATATGCTCCACTAGAATTGAATAACGCATTTTGAAAAACATTGATTGGAACATAAGATGGTGCACCTTGTAGATTTGTGAGGTACAATCTTACATTACTTGTGTTTGGATATCTGTATATCGATACAACACGTCCTGTAGCATTAAATGCGTTATTGTAATAGAATCCTACAATATCATCTTCTCTAAATGTTCCAGAAACACCCGTCAATTCTAACGTGTTGGGTGAGGTGATATAGTTATCAACACTCACACCATCAAACCATGCAGTGAGAGGAGTGTTTACTAACAAGCCTTCTGCTCTAAATATTAACTGCTGTGGTCTAATATATGGCAGAACAGAAATATTTGTAATATATCCATTACCAAGACCAACAGTAGATGATACTTGTTGATAGTTACCAGCGGTAGTTACTGTTCTTAACTGATCTTCATAAGATTTCGTTGTGGTTGTAGTAACGACTGCTCTTCCAGAAGAACTCGTCGTTGATGAAACTGTATCAAATGATGTGCCAGGAATAGTTGTCCAATCTCCAGCATTGATTACGTTGACACCATTTGTTTGCTGATATACATCAGTTCCTGGATTTACAATTAACAGTGATGGTGCTTGACTGTTATCAACCCAGTTATCCATAGGTGGAGAAAGTCTTGCAACACCTTGATATACAGCAACGTTAAATGGATTTAAACTGATCGTAGAGCTTGCTAACGATTGAATAACAACATTCGATGAAGTATATGGTAGAGTGAAAATATTAGTTGTTGTACCACCAATACTAGAAACTGCTAGGTTGTTAAATGTACGAAGCGTTCCTAACGAATTTAGAATAATAGGATTCTGTAACTGATAGTTATCAACTGTATTGATTGGTCCTAATCTTCTTTTTGTCGTATTGATCTTTGCAGCATAGTCGGGATTTCCTGTATCAGCGGTAGCAAAGGAAGAAAAATCGTCTACAAGAATACCATTCTTAAATCTGTTTAATCCATTTACATCTGGAACTTGTAGTGACTGTGCATTTGTTTCTAGCAAGCTTAGTGATGCATAATATTCTAGATCATTAATTCGAGTTTGTAGATCAGAGATATCTCTCTTGATCCAATTCTTGTGTAATACTTTTTCTATAGAAAGATTTGGTTGTCCACCACCAGGCACTTCACCTGGAATATATGCAGTATAAGGATCGTATGTTAGATTTGCTAACACCAATGAGCCGTCAGGTTCTTTTGGTAATGTAGGAAACACAGAAGGAGTTCCTTGAATCATTATGAACGTTCTGTCTTTTGTTAATACTAGCTTATCTTTTCTTCCTAGATAGTAATCATAGTCGCTGACATATTCACTCAAATTTTCAGGAATTAAAATACCGGTATCATCAACTGCTGGATCTCCTGTGTAGTTAAATGCAAATGCTGCCTGAGCATTTTTTCTAACTGGTCTAAAATCAAGAGCGTCCGTTAGATTATATACAGTTCCATTATTACTGATATATGTTCCGATTTCTTCATAAACCTCTGGTGAACTAGAATTTGGTGCTAGATACGAATTTACATCAAAGTAACCATCGCCACCAGTGTGAGAATAGTAATCAAATACAACCAAAATATTTCCGGCAGGTTTATTTGCACCTGCAACAAGTACTAATGATGCATGGTCATAGTAATTATCTCTTTGACCACTATCTAATCTAAACAAACTGGTAATATCAAATGCTTCATTGGCTAGCATGGCACTTGTTGCTGCTGTTCCTGGTGATTTTGTGTCAATAATCTTTTTGATTTTCTTCACATCAGACACATACAGTGATGTTATTGCTCCAATATCAGCATTTTTAATGTATACTTGACCTTTATCCAGATCGATATAAGTATCATTAATTATTCCACTAGGACCCGCAATACTTGCTGATGTAGTGTTTCCCGTTACAAGATTTTTTGTTTTCAGAACGTTTGTGACATTATCAGCGTTTGCAACATTAACTGCTGTAATAACATCAACAACTACACCACCATATGTGTTAGTGGTGAATGTTGCAGTTTTCTTATCTGGTGAAAGAGTCACACTTTGACCAGCAGTGGAGAAACTCAATATCTTTCCAGTTGCTCTGTTGATCACAGTAAAATTTTGTTTGATAACGTCAGATGATAACGTTCCTGTTCCCAAGAATGTCAACGGAGTACCACTAGGAATAGTGATTGTTAGAACATAATTTCCACCAGATGCAGTAAATGTTTTTGCACGGAATACTTTTGTAGAAACATAATCACTGTTGCTGACGTTTGCAACATATGGATATCCAACTAAGAAAAGCATTTCTGGTGCTGTTGTGTTCTCCAGTATTGTGTCGCCAGAAGCTACACCATTAATTTTTCCTGCGTTTGCAATGTCTGCTGTTGCAATAATTACGTTACTACTATTTCTTGCTACAATAGAATCTACAATTGAGGTTGAGAATTTTAGACTAAATTCTGTCGTATTATCTGGTGTAACAGTAAATGGAGCATCAACCGTTGCTGTTCTTGTAGCTCCATTATATGAAACAATTCTTCGAATGTCACCAATACTTGTTCCTCCAGTAATCGCTATTACTGTTGAATAGTATGCGTTCGCAGCGGTTGAAAATTTACCGCCTGCTCCAGAGAAAGTAATTGTTGTTGGTGTACCTGTTGATGCAATTCCATTCAACGTAGTTGTATTAATATCAGAGATATATGCTTTGTATACATATGATGGTGTGTTTGCATCTGATGTTGAGCTTGTGTATTTGAGATTTCGTATACGGGCAGAACCAACTAGTGTTGAAGCATATGTTGCTGTGTTAGTTGTTACAATATCTCCATTTGGAGTACAATGCAAATCAATAACTGGCATTGTAGTAACATCAAAAGTTCCGTTTGCAGAAGTTACAGTAAGGTAACTTCCATAATCAACAAATACTGCATTATTGTTTATTGTTTCTGTTGTTCTTGCTCGACTGATACCACCCAAAACTTCATCTGATTGGTTTTCAATTCTATATCCACGTACATATGCAAGACCTTTACCAATCTTCAAATCATATTGAGCAGAGTTAACTGTATTTGATGATGGTGTTAATTTAAATTCATTAACAATATAATCACCATTACTCTCAAAATCTCTCTTTGCAAAGTAATCATCGATAATAGAATATACACTATTGTCTACTTGTTTAACGATAGTTCCATTATCTACTCTAACTAATTCAATAAATTGATCATCGTTTCCTGGTGTTAGTGGTAATGAAACCAGGTCTAAGCTAATTTTAAATCTGTCTGCTCCTGGTGCTTGATAGTTTGATGCACCAACTGCAGGATCTAACAATGAAGTGTCATTAACATAATCAACAATCGTTTCAGAAATAGAAAGACCTATGCGATATGATGGGGTACTGCTATACTTATCTAAAACAATTGTTTGTGGTGAAACTTGAACGAAATGTCCTATCGAATATTTGCTGAACGTTCCATCTGGGTTAGGTGTTGAGGAAATATTGTATCCATTTACGATATAGAAAATACCTTGCGAAATAGATGCTGTCGATGTTTTTCCTGTACTGGTTGTGCCACCAGAAGAACCGATTGTTGTTGCAGTAAAGTTTGATCCGTCTGTGCAGAATATCTGCATCCCATCAGTAAATTGAACTCCAGAGTTATAAGAAACATATAGTGTTGCTGGATCTGCTTGAGAAGCTTCTGTTGTTGCAATTACTTTCCCTCTTACTACACCAGTAGAATCTTGAATATCTTTGTTGAGAAAATTTTCTGCAACAACTTCATCACCAATAGGAGTTGTAGGATTTAACTTCAAATAGAAGTTGTTTAAATTCGTTGTTACTTTACCACCAGAAACAGGAGAATTTTGTGAGAAAATATGGTCGGCAAAGTTACTGATTTGATTTTGTAGAATAGTTTGAGCCTGAGTTAATTCTCTTGCTTGAACTGCAAATCCTGGCTTGAATAATATTCTATGAAAATTCTTTGTCGGGTCAAAATCGTCAAAATACGGATCAACGTTAAAATTTAGAGCCATTTTTTTCCTTTAATATCCTAATACAAACCTTAATTGTTCTATTCCGTCAGCACTTCTTTGTATTGAGCTTCTGTTTTCTACAAAGATGATGTGACCAGAGAATATGTCGTAATCAGGAGTACTTATTGTAGTTGTAGTTCTTGCTGTTCCAGATGAATCACCAAAGAGAGTGCTGTTAATCACAGGAGTTCCTGTAGTATTTAGTAGTCTAATTACACCTGTTTCATCATCAAAACTCAAAACAGTTGCTTTAAAAAATGCAGTTGCTAAACTTGTTCCTTGGTATACTATTTCATCACTGAGATATGTTCCAGTTCCGCTCACTAAACTCAAATCGGTAGTGGTTTTATAAATTTCTGAGTTGGCAAGAGTAGGATAGTTTGCACGGGAAACCGGATTGACAACAATTCCTACTTGACGAAAATCGATATCAGTAGGTACTTTTCCACCTTCATCACCATTAAATTCTGCTGTAAACATTACATGTGAGCATCCTAATTCACCAATAGGATCAGTACCATGTCCCGAAATAGGTGAAACTGGTGCTATAGCTGTTGCATTAGCACCTTCTGTTGATGTGATTACTACATTTGCAAAGGTATATCCTGAACCAGGATTGGTTATAATTATATCTGTAATCACATTAGCAGAAATTTGTACTGAGGCTGTTGCTCCTGTACCATCTCCAACGATTGTCGCTGTAACTGGATTGGTTATTGGATTGTATCCTGAACCACCATTAGTAACATTTACTACATCAATATTACCAGATCCTGCTGGAGTTGTTTGCCAAGGAGGATAATATAAAGATGTTGGTCCTGATCTTCCTACAGGAATTGGAATCCAAACTGTATCCATAAATTTTAATTTAGATCCGATATCAATAGTGTAGATATATTTCCATTTATATCCATCAGAACCTATGTAAAGATTGTTTGATGAATATGTTCCTGGTTGAAAATAGGGTTCATCTGAAACTGCACCACCATTATCATTCCAAAGACATTTGAACACTTGATCAAAACGATTTTTTACATAAAAGTGTTTAATTAAAAGTCCATTCTCATCAGTCTCTAACATATCAACATTATCTTGATAATAATCGTAGACTTCTCCTGCTATCCAATCAATTCTTTCAATAACAGGTGAAATGCTGTTTACTCCTATTTTTTTAACAGCAAAGATATTTTTATAAATCTTTTTCAGATTCATTTGATCCTGTGTTGGTACAGGAGGAGAGTTTTCGTTAGGCCAAGGATCTACTTTTGCTAAGAAGCAATAAAATGTCTCAAGAAAAATATCTGTAGAAAATATCTGAGCAACAGGAGAATAGTAATTCTCTCTGACTGAAGTTAGTCTTGCTCCGTAGGTAACTATATTTTGATTTGCCATGATTTATTTATTAAGCGTGTTGAATTGCTACATATGTATTTGCGTTATCTCCGTCAATACTGAAATATCTTAGGTACGCAGAGCTAGTTGCTGACATGTTGAATGTCGTAGAATTAGTAGTAGAATTTGTTGCTGTGCATCCATGCGTTACTGTTCTCTGGTTACCACTAGTATTGGTTAACCAAACTTCAACGACTTTACCATAAACATAATTTGAAAGTGAGATGGTTAGATCAGCAACCAATTCTGCTTTAATTAATGATGTTGTTGAAAAGTCAATTGTAAATGCTGTCTGAGCACCAGGCAAAATTGTTGGTGTATATATAAATCCTTTTTCTGGTGCAACAGTACCAGTAAAATATACAGAATCGGCATTAAATGAAGCAATTTCATTAACAACATTTGAACCGTTTGGTGTATTCCAGAATCTTATTCTAGAACCACGATTTGTGTCTGAATGATTTTCACTAGCAACAAAATCGATTCTTGCATCACCAAATGGTGCATATCCTGTAGTACCATATGAGTTACCAGCAATACGCAACAGAATATCATTGTTCTGTGTTGCCGTTGGTGAAGTTACTGTACCTCTGGCATTTCTACCAGCAATGACAGGATATGCTGTATTTGATGTACCAAAAGAATCAACCAACACTCTGGCTGGTGTGTTTGCTCTGCTTGTCAATTGCATCAATGTGCCAGCTTGTGTTGGAGTCTGTGAACTTCCTGCTCCCGTGATCGTAAATGCTGACTCTGTTGCGGGAAATAGACTGTTGGCAAGAACCATTGTGCTATTGACTGTGACGGTACCTGTCATATAGGTATTAGCATTCATCGTCACATTACCAATTAATGTGCTTGTGCCATTAACAATCAAATTTCCTGTGCTGATTGCGCCTGTCGTTGATTGTATTCCTTGAGCAATTAAGTTTCCTGTTAATTGTAAATCACCAGCAAATATGCCTGATGTATTTGCTAATGCATTATTTGCTTTATTAAATGCTGCACCAGCTAAATCAAGTCCAGAGTTTGCAGTTGTCCCTGCACTATTAGCAGTAAACGACGCCATTTCGGCAAAGGTATTGACTGCTGTTATATTTGTATTCTGTGTATTATTAATATTGCCTTCAGCATTAGCTTTACCATAGGCTGCTAGAGCTAAAGTATTTGTATTGGTAATATTAGTATTCTGATTATTATTAATAGTTTGTAGATATACAGTATTTGCTGCTGCTGAGTTTGCTGTTGCAAAAGCTTGTTGTGAAAAGCTTGCCGATTCTGCTGCTGTATTTTGAGATGTTCCGTCAGCAAAGATAATAGGCTTCTTAGTCAATCTAAAACCAGTATCGTCAATCATTCTTGCAACTACATTAGCTTGTTCAAAGCCACCAATAACAAACTCAATCTGCTTACCTGAAGTGATTGAACCTATCATCAAGTTACCACCAGGATCACCTGTTGCATCGCCAGCAACAACTAAGTAGCCATCTAACGCACTAGTAGCATAATTTGAATTATTAATACCTAGATTTACATAGTGAGTAGTATCTGTACCAACATCAGCAGTTGCAACATAATCTGCTGAACCATTTGCTACGCTATTTAACAGATTGATTTGTAAATATGCTTCTGAATCTCCCGCAAACTGTGCAACGACATTTGGTAAAGTAATAGGATTATCACCAACATTTAAAACGTTATTTGCATAAAGTCTTTCTGCCAGTTGAGTTGCAGTAAATTTACCGGTAACACCTGTTGGGATATCAACTCCAAGAAATAAACTATTTGAAGTATTTGCATTTAACCCACCAGGAATATCTGGTAGTTGTGAAATCTTTACGGTACTCATTCTTTTATCCTATTAGAAGTATTTCGTCGTTTTCTGTTGTTATTGTTTCACCTGATTCTGTAATCAGTTCTGGATAATATTGCAATCCTAATGGTCCATAGATAATCACTTGATGTTGCTTGTTGATGTCACCACCTGCTGAGAAAGTTCTAGCAACACTTAGATTTGCACCAGCATTCGCAGTTACCGCAGATGAAAGAACAATATTACCTGTTTCATAATTAATTGAAGAAACTGTTCTTATTGCACCATTCACTCTAACTTGATCGCCGACAAATATGATGTCTTTTAGTGGATATGCAGTATTACTGTAAACACCGTTGTTGATAATGTCGTAGGTGCCAGTCAGTGATAATATATTTATTGTGGTACATGAAGAAACCGCAGAAATATTTGCAACATTTGGGAATGTCAGCCAAGTATTTGCGGCTATCGTAATGGTATTTGTTGCGGGATCTATAGATGTAATCTCAGAGTGAACATTTGGTCCATTTGTTGGTCCCAGAGAAATTGTACTATTTGCAAAGATAAAGTTTGCAATGTTGACTCCAGTACCTAAATTATAGAAAGTAATTACGTTGCTACTGAGATTTGCGAAATCTGTTCTGATTACAGCATTGGCAGCAGCAGTGTTAGTATAAAAATATAATGTGTGCGCTTGGAATGCAGAATCGAGAATGTGTAAATCTAAAGCATTATTTGATTTTAGTGCATATCTTCCTATAACTTTTGTTCCTGCTGGATGCAATAAGCTCAGTAATGCTTCTCTATATTTTGCAATCTCTTTATCTACAGTAATTTGATATGTGAAGTTATTATAATTCTCACTCTGTAAAATACTGAATGCACTAGGTTGTCCTCTACTATCTAGATATTGTCCTTGACTGAAACTCAATCCATTCAAGAATGATGCTGTGGCTTTTGCTGTTCCATCTCCGTAGGTACGAACACCAGAAGTAAATTCTGGACTTCCTACAAAGAAATAATTTTCTGGATAATTTGTATTATCAATATTTAAAACTAAATCTTGATTAACAACTTTTAATTGTAGTGCTGTATTTGGAGTAGCACTGTAATTATAAACTCTTAATCTATATTTTGATTGAGTTGTTATTAAGTTGGGTTCGAGTAACGAGAAAGAATCTATGTAAGCAGAATATGATGCTGCTAATGTATTTGCACCTTGATATACAGTATTTCCTCTTTGAGATATCAAATTAATATCTACATTTGAAACAATGATATCTTGCACTTTTAGTGATACTTGTGGTGCTGCTATATAATCTTCTCCCAGGTTCGTAGCAGTAATGGTAGTGATAGAACCAATTCTGTCTGTAACTGGTGTGAATGTTGCTCCTTGTCCTAAAATACCATCAATGTATATTGATCCATTTGAACCACCTGATGTTGATATTGTTAAAGTAGGTAAAGCATCTAAACGATAGCCCAAGCCACCGAGCGGATAAGTACCATCACCAGGAACATATTCAATTGCTGTTATGGCACCATTTGCTGCTACATTTATAACATTAGCATAAGCACCATATCCAGAACCACCAGTGAATATAATTTGGTCATTTGCTGCATAACCCGTGCCAGGATTTCCTATTTGTATTGGAGCTAATATTCCAAGCGAACCTAAATCTCCATCCGCTGATGGGTTATCTGTTGGGTAAGTTGAAACTGCTCTAACGCCAATGGCAGAAGCAGAACTTATTCCTCCACCACCATTAACGACATCGACTGAGGTAATCGGAAAAGCAAAAAACGACGTTGTATTTGGAAAAGCATTCAATAGTGAAGTATTAGCATTAGCAGTCGAACTTGCATTGATAAATGTATATGTTGCATTTCCAATAGGAACATTAACTGAATATGATAAACTGTAACCAATTACTCCGGCTACATTTGCAACATATCTGTCGGTATCATCGAAGTTTCCTACTTCAGCTAAAGCTCCAGATGCATTAGTTAGAACAATATTCGTATTTGAATTTGCATTATAACCATAACCACCAGTTATTGTATTGATTCTCTGAATAGATCCTTTTGTTGTCTGACTGACTATAGCAGCAGCACCTATTCCTGTATTTGAATTTAACCCACCAATAAAAACTACAGGATCTCCTTCTTTGTATAACTGACCTCTATTGTTAGGATCAATTCTTACTTGATTGATTTGTCCAATTATTTTTGCTCTAAGAACATTTCCATCAAAAAGAACAGGTTGATTGAAAGCGTCTACGACCTTAACGAATTCACCTGTCTCAAAAACTCTAGTGATATTTGAAATGTAAACTTCTGTTTTTGTATTTGCTATTACTGCATTTTCAATTGTAGCGATTGTTTTTGATGTTTCACCAAATAATCTCAGATTAGTTGTGTCTAAGAAATTTATGTCAATAGAAGCCAAACGAACACTTCTTGCTACATACCAAATACCATCAGATGCTCTTAATACATAATCCTTTGTATTGAAATAATCAAAATCAGAATCATAAAGTAATCTGAAAAGAAACTTATATGATCCTGGAGTTCCTTTTGATTTGTACAGTTGTTTTGCTAGTTTTACTGCTTTTCTTTTGTCTGATAAAGCATCTTCTGGAAAGTTAGGAAGGAAATCATTGACAAAATAGTTGACGAATTCATCTGTAGTTTCATCAATGTCTTTATAGTTAAGTAAGTTCTTTGAGAAATCTAATACTTTTCCATTCTGCTCCATCCACTCATAATATGCTTGTATGAACTCTACAAATTTGGAGTAATCAGGATTGTCCTTGATGAAATCAGGGAACTGTGAGGGTACTAGTAACGAAGTCTTTTTATCTGTAGACATTATTGCGTCTTAGCTGTTAAATTCACAGTAATTGCATTAGGATCAAATGGATCTACCGTGATGATTCTATTGAATGATGAAGATATAATTGTCGAATCTGGATTTGCAGTAATGGTAAGTTCTGCTAATTCATTACTTACTGTAACTGGATTAAATGACTCCAATTGAACAAGACCAGTTTCATAATCGACTGTACCAACAGAAGGATCAAGAACAATTTTAACACCCAAAGCATTATAGTAATACGTTCTAAGTGTGCCAAATCTACCTTCAATATTTGCTATCGCTACACCTAAAGTTCCTGTAGTATCACCTTCTGCGGCAGTAATTGTAACCACCGCACTTGTGTATCCAGAACCTTTATTTGTAACATTAATTTCTCTGATAGTTCCATTTAAATTGATTACTGCTGTTGCAGTTGCTCCTGCTCCATCACCAGTTATTGTTACTACTGGTGCTGTTTGATATTTAATACCGGGATTGATAATTGAGATAGAATCAACACCACCAGTAGAAGAAGGAATTTCTTCGATAAAAACATTTGTTATTGTACTAATAAGATTATCAGGATCTCTGAACGTCATTGCTGGCGAACTAGTTATTCCACTCTGGAACATTCCTCTTGCTAACTTTGTTCCAAAATTTAAATTATAATTAGTTGGAACTGTTAATGAAGGAAAAAACTTTTTCTGAGTTTGTACAATTAGTTCGTTAGTTATGATTGAAGGATCTACTGATAAAATACTATTGGTAATATCCGTTTCTAAGAATGTTGAATTAAATGTGTTCAACAAACTAGTTGCTGTATTTGAAATACTCTGTTGTATTACAGTTTGCAGTTGTGGTGGGGTTAATGTAGTTTTTCTTGGATCATAAAGTACATTCGCTGTTATTTTAAGATAGACATAATCTGGATCAATCAGAGTAGGATCAACCGTTAAAACAGATATTGGTTCAATAACGTCTTGTATAATTTTTTGTTTTTGTGTATCTGTAAAGAAGTATGCTCCTGCTGGTTTGATTGACACAAATACTTGTCCATACACAGGAGGATCATTTTCTTGCCCACCCCAAACATTTACAGCATCGAAAGCATATCCTAAATTGTTTTGTTGAATTAATGTGATATAGTCATCTTTTGAGACTGCACGGTTTTGTGCTGAATAAAATTTTGGTGCTTGAAACTTAATCGAATCAATAGTTTCTTTTTCTCCGCCTTTCGATGCAGGAAATACAGGAGTTACTATTGGGGTGCCACCTATTTGTGTGGTTACTGTGAAGTTATTGGCTCCACCAGCAGCAGTTGCACTTGTCTTAACATAGGATACTCGTACAAGAGATCCATCGACTAATTTTTTTCCAGCAATCCCATCACCAAAATATATTTGATAGTTTCCAGAAATTCCTTCTTGTAGGAAGTACACTGTGGATGATCCATTCAGTGTGAGAAAATCAGTTGCTCTATTATAGACATCATATGAACTTGACGAGGGATTTGGATATACGGTAACTTGCAGAGTTGTGGTATCTATACCATCTTGTTCTAAGTCAAATATTGCATCTGGATTTGATGGCTCATCATATGTAAATGAGAACGTAGCAGGAATACCTTGCTTAATTTTTATATTGTTGATTGTTGCAACACCACCAGTTATTGTGGCTGTATAAGAGTCAGTCGTTACAAAGTTGTAATTTGTTCCGTTCACTCTCTCAGATAAAAAAGATGAAAATTTAGGTAACGTGAATACTGTTCCTGACAATCCAGATACACTTAAATTAACTGTTGCTTCAGGTGCTATATCTGATGTTGGAATATAACCTAGTAATTTAGCATGTGATACAACTGAATTTCTTTTTAGTGCAGAATCTAAAAACATCTCATTTGCAACCATATTTAAATAGTATGCATTATACTGAGTGTTATATGTCAATACATCTAGCAGAGTATTAATACCCGAACCTGCAAAATTATAGTCTTTAAATGTATCTTTAGATTTTAAGAAAGCAGCTAGATTTGTTTTGATGTCCTGAAAATCTAGGTCTGCTACTTGATTGTATGTATTGGCAATGGCCATTATCTAGTCCTCTTTAAAAGAAGATTTAGTGTTGTTGGTGTCGTATTATTCGCTATATAAAATCTTAGAGTCACATTATAACCATTTTCATCCGGGGTTGCTCTTACAACAATCGGATTGTTCTGTTCTCCTGTATTAGGATTTGTAGAAAAATCAAGTGAAACTCTAGGTTCATAATTTGTTATACAATTTTGTATTTCTGTGGCAATAACAGATTCCATTTCTGGACCTGTATTTTCGAACAATAGACCAGTTAGGTTTGATCCTACGTTAGGCTGAAACAATCTCTCATAGCGATTGGTTAACAGCAAGTTTCTGACTGAACGTAGGACTGCCTGTTCATCATAGCTAATGGTTACATCTCCAGTTACTGGATTTCTATTGAACGACAAATCTATGTCGGAATATATTTTTTTTATTGTTGTCGTTGCCATTTACTATTTATGTTGCTAGTTTAGACTTTAAGTAATCTGTTCCTACTAAATTATTGATTAAGTAGCTTTGAGTATTACTTACATTTGAAAATCTACCTAAAAATCCATAATCTCTGCCTACCTGTATAGTTGCTTGATAGAAGGTC